GACTTTGTATTCTACTGTTGTAGAGATTGTTGCTATTCACTGGTATATTATGAATTCTCTATGACAGTTCATAGTGTATTGCTAATACCGGCAATTTCTGTTATGTTGGATGCTCAGTTATTTGCCATCTTAGCCAGATGTTAAAATGGCCCCCTTTTACATGGCCAATTTATTGGCACTTAAATGAAAAACAATTTATATATCCAACGAAGTTGGTTTAAAATATAAAACACCTTTGAGGCTACTAGCCATAGTAGATCCAAAATGGCCGGACATACTGCGTAGTCCGTAATGCGCAGCCTAGTGTGGTTCCCTAAGGGGATGTGCTATTAATAAGCACCCTGCTGATTGGCGATCAAGCAGCGCAGCACTATTGTTTTAGCCGCTCTGGAACGGGCGTGATTTATTTCACAATTGAGTCTGACAGCTGGCAAAGACCGCACCCTTTTAGTTTATCAATCATGGATACACCAAGGAACCCCCCCCCTCAAAGCGCATCGGGAACGGAGCCCGCAAATCCGTCAGTGCAGGTGGTTACAGCTGCTGATATAACTGTGCCAACTTTCCCCCTGGATATAATGGAGAGGATCCGCACCGCTCCACGTGCTAGGTATCTTCGGACGACAAGTATGCGTCCGGAACAAGTGCGATCCAGGAATGAGTTCATTCGCGCCCATAAGGCGGATGAATTGGATGGTGTGGAGTTTGAGGGCATTCATGGTACATGTTTGCCCTTTGATGAAATGTACCCCTTTGGTGAGGAGTACCAACAGCTCATTGATGATACCTTGGAGTTTGTTGGGCACCCCTTGTACGGGGCCTTAATACGCATGGATGGAGTGCTCTTTACGGAAAGGGCATGGGCATACATGTTGACGGCATTTGCCAACGCCCTAAGGGAGTACGAACCAGTGCGTTCGAGGACAACCACTGATGATGATAATAGCAGTGAATTGGAAGTCTACTACCCTCCGGGTTTAGGTCCCGATCGTGATCGTTTTTCTCGTTTTTGGGGCTTGCCGCCCTTTGATATGCCAAGCGAGTGGCGTCTGGGCGATTACCGGCTTTTGATGGTAATTTCTATTGCTGGTTCACCCCTACAACGCCTGCACGACTTTGTGGCTTATAGGTCAGCGCCCATAATTGAGCCTCAAGGTTGGCATTCATCCCCAAGGGTGAGATTGAATCAACCTCAGCCAGATAGCCCATTGCTGCGCAGAAATCGCAATGAGGCTAAGAATGAGATTTTTGATGTGAGTGAGTCATTGCAGATTATTGCAAATGCCTCACCAACACGATCTTCCCGTAGATTAAGGCGCAAAGTAGCGCGTCTCAACAAGGCCCAGCATGGCTACGATGATCTGAGCTCAGCTAGAGTGGCATGGAAAGAAGATGCCATATTCCCGATACAGCCACAAGGTCCCTTTGATTGGGCCACTAGTGGGTTGGTTGGAGAACTGAGTAAGCTCAATGCAACGTTTGACAAACCTACTGTAGATAAAATCTGCAGTATTGTCAATGCTAGCACCATACGTATGCAGGCTAGCGCCGAGCGTGTTAGTAAGACAGCGGACCACTGCATGGACAAGATTACAGGTGGTGGTGCACGTAGGCCCTTTGAGCAGGAAGTGGCCAATGTCTGTAATAGCATTGATGGTGCTAGCAATACCATTGGCAATATAGCTGATAGTCTCAACTGGCCCGCCCGTATAATGGAATGGGTTGGTGAGAACAGTTCTGAATTAGGTTTGCTAGTGTGTTTATGTATTGTTGCTTATGGTGTGAGAAACCATAGTAATGGCACTTCATCGTGGCCAATTATTTCTGCTGCAACTGCATGCGCTATCATTTTTGCCAAGAGATGTAATGACAAGCACGAAATGATGAGCAAGTTGATCGATTTCCTGGTGCGTAATATGTGCCATGGGGCCGAAATCGAGCAACAGGGCTTTCAAGATATTTTGCCTGAATTGTTTACTTATGTGACAGTCTTTGCGGTCCCTATATTGGATTGTAGGGCCGCTGAGCGTAAAGTGAATGAATTAGTGCGCAAGCAAAGCCAAGTGCCTAGAATAGTTGACTCTTTGAAAGGCCTGGTTGACTTCGGAGTTAAGCTGATTGACGAAGTGATTAAATGGATAGCTGAATTCTCTGGTGCTACACCATTTTCACTGGCTGAGTGGCTCAAGCCTGACTGCAAGCGCATAGCGGCTTGGACTGAAAAGGCCAATGACACTCTGATGACTGCTCAACACATACGTTCGGATCAAGAACGCATGGCTGAGTGGCCTATGTGGATCGAGCGTCTACGTGGCTTGCAGAAGGAAGCCAGTGACATTCGAGTAGAGATATCCATGGACCGCAGTCTGACTGCATTCTTGAGACAAGTCGACACCGTAACCACTATGTGTAATGTGTGGATTGCAGCCTTTGATGAGGGGACTCCTCGTGGCACTGGTACACGTATGGTGCCTGCGACCGCATTGTTTTCTGGTAAGGCTGGTATCGGCAAGACAGTAATGGTGGAGCGTTTCATGGAAGCCATCCTGTGTAAGATTTATGGCTTGGACCCAGGGACGGACCAGGCCTTGCACCTAATGAAAGATTACACATCTAATAAGGCCAGACATGTTTATGTGAAACCGAATGGGAAGTTTTGGTCCCAGTATGCATCCCAGGCTATTGTATTGTTGGATGAAGTGTTACAGCGCCGTGAAGGTGATGTGGTTCAGGGAGACACCAATGAGTGTATGGACTTCCTGGAAATGGTTAACTGTAGGCCCTGGCCCCTTAATATGAATGAAAATTCTGATAAAGGCAAAATTTCTTTCGTTAGTCGTGTGATTGTTGGCACGACCAATGCCGATAGTCCGGTAGCCCACATTAAAGGTATCAATGAAAAAGACGCATATGTGCGGCGGTGGGATATGTTTGTGGACGTGTCCCTAAGGCCAGAATACGCTAAGGACGATGGCACTCTAAACTCAATTAAGCTCGAAGAAGAGCTGGATGAGGATCCTGACAAGGAGTATGAGTTCCCCCATTTGAGATTTAGTGTGTACTCCGGTCTACGAAAGGAGAAAGTGGTTGCAATGCCAGAGGTTAATAATGGCAAGCCACTAAGCTCTGTTAAATTTTCCACTATATTGGAATTGTTTTATCGACATTATGATCAGAAATCTAATGGTTTTCGGCGGTTGATGAGTTCACGGAAGAGTGATAGTCACCCCGCCCTCAGATTTTTGTCGAAGAATAAAATCCAAGCCCAAAGTCCTTGCGATTTATGTAGTGAGGCAGTCAAAGTGCCCTGGAACTATCCATCCCTGATGGTTGGCCAGTTTGCCCAGAGGGCCTTTGATGGTAGGGAAGCTGACTTTATGGTACAAATGCACATTAAACCATATATGCGCGACTACTTTTGGCGCGGCTATTATAAAGGTCTATATAGTTGCGCGGGGCATGTGCCCGAGAGGAAGTGCTTTTGTCATACACTGATGCCATATGTAGATGGCACCAAGAGTCCTTATGCATTCCAAATGGGTGTGGAGGAACTTGGTACTATCTGTGGCAAATACTCTGTGCGTGATATGGGCACTTTGTTGCGTGATGAAGTAGTTAGTTTCTTTAGGGAACAATGGACCGTTATTGTACGTGCAGCTGCTGGCTTTTGTGTAGGCTACATGACCGCCATGTTAGTGGGTAAGGCACTAAGATATTTCTTTGGAGGTGGAAACACTGAATATAAGAAGTTGAATGGTGCCATAAAACCACAAATGAGCGATAAAAATGCACAAGAGATTGGACAGTGTATTGTGAAACGCAGTCTTATGCATATGCAGTATGATGACGGTGACGGGACCTTGACCGACCTGGGAGTTGTGCTTTTCCTAGTCGATCGGGTAGCCTTAATGCCTCAGCATTATCTTCACCACCTGGATAAATTGTGTGGGGATGGTGATGTGAAAGGGAACATCATCCTCCATAGGTTGGGTATGTTGAGGCATGCGCAAAAAGTAACAATCCCCTTGAGGGACTTTGTGGCTAATATGGATCATTTTATTAAGCCATATGGGCCCTCAACAGATTTAGTATGTGCCCTATTCCCTAAAATGAAGTGCATATCCATGCCTGACATACGTCGTTACTTGGTGGATGACACTAAGACAACGAGTGGTTACGCACTTGCATATAGGGCACGTGACGACGGGGATAAAATTGAGGAATATGAGTGTCCTTGGGAAGAGTATGGTGACAATGAAACGTACTCTGACTTGAATTCTCATGTCCCCCTAAATTATGTCATGAATAAGCATTTTGTGTATAAGTGTGTTAATTCTGCCGGCGACTGTGGGATGCCAATAATGTTGATGAATACGACGACGAGATGTCAGAAACTGTTGGGATTCCATGTGGCTGGGAGAGGTCACCAGACCAGTTACGGCGTGCGTGTGTCTACGGAATTGTATGACGCGTGCGTAAAACACTTCGAAGACCAGGGTGTGTTCATGATTAAGGGGCAGGGTTGCGTGAGTAGTGATCCAACCCAACTCTTTAAAGTGGGTGACGAGTTATCCTTTAATGACTTGCCGATGGTGCCCCACAATCGCATCATTCCAAATAAAGTTAACTTAGGAATGTTGGATAGTGTGCCAAACATAAGCAAATCGGCAATTTGTCGGTCACCTATATATAAAAAGGTTGGGTATGAACCTCAGACCAGACCTGCACGCCTACACCCATTTATGAGTGATGGGCTGCTGGTAGACCCTGCCATGGAGGCCACACACAAGTATTCCATTCCTATAAAGCCAATGGATAGTCGCTTGTTGGAGATGTGCGCGAAGGCATACTCCAGCAAGCTGATTAACGCCAAAACACAATACGATACTCCTGTTGGGAAGAGGACCTTGTCTTATGAGGAGGCAGTGGCTGGGATCGATGGTATTGCTGGTATAAATGGCATACCACGGTCTACGAGTGCTGGTTACCCTTGGAGCCTTATGTACAACACAACATTGAAAGGAAAACAAATATTCTTTGGTGTTGAAGACCAGTACGAATTTGGTTCCAAAGAGGAGCGCGCTCTCTTTGACATGGTCATGAAGTTGGAGCATGCAGCCAAAGAAGGTATACGGATGGCTGTGGTGTTCCGTGACTTTAACAAAGATGAGCGGCGTCTACTAGAGAAGGTAATGGCTGGCAAAACTCGGAAGATATCAGGAGCACTTGTGCATTGGGCAATCCTGGTTAGGATGTACTATGGCGCGTATGTCGATTGGTTTATGGGTAACCGGATCATGAATGGTTCGGCAGTCGGCATCAATCCTTATAGCATGGAGTGGACACACTTAGTCAATCATTTAGGGAAGGGCCGTCGTATCATAGCCGGGGATTTCTCCAACTATGATGGTCATCTGCCCTATGAACTGATGAAATGTTTCTACGAGCATGTGGTGTCTTGGTATGGTATGGACCAGGAAGACGCTAATCATGTTAGAGAAGTGCTATTTGAGGACGTGTGTAATTCACGCCATGTGCTAAATGGGGTTATTTACGAATGGATAGGGAGTAATTCTTCTGGTAACCCGTTAACGACAGTACTTAATACTTATTGTAATAACGTGCTACTGAGCTATGCGACGCTACAAATTTGTATGGCGGACGACCCAAGTATAAAAGTGAATGATTTCTTGCGTGATATTGATGGTGTGGCCCGCTTTATGTGTTATGGTGATGACAACCTCATAGCCATAAACCTGAGTGGTAAATACGCTGATTTGTTGACGCAGCAGTCATATACAATTGCATTTGGGGATATGGGTTTGACGTACACAGACGAATCGAAAGGTACGACCAGTGGGGATCGTAGGATCGAAGATGTGTCATTCTTAAAGCGCGGTTTCGAACGGAACTTTGTTAGCAAGAAGCATAAAGATCGGTACTGCGCGCCCCTAGCACTCGAAACCATACTTGAGAGTATACAATGGACCAAGCACAAGGACGTCAGTTATGATGACTGGCGTGATAATGTGCAAAACATGTTGATGGAGCTATCATTGCACAAGAGAAGTGTGTTTGATGAGTGGGCTCCTAAAATACTCCGAGCTTGCAGAGAGTGTGATGTGCCTTACACTCCAGTGTATAATGAGTACGTCTCATGTCAGCAAATTATTGCTGATCGTGAGATGAGTACGATGTGGTGATGGTGCGCAGATTAACGCAGTGGTAATGCTAGGTAGCGAAAAATCCACATGCGAGAAGCGCAATACGTGTGCCCTATTTAGGGTTACTGATCAGGAAGCACGCTGGGCAGCCCCCGGAAATTCCAGATGCTACCAAACTTGGCTAGACTGGGCTGGTTAGCCATTTTACACCACAGCCTGCTGAAAACACAAGTACAACGGACCCACCCGTTATTAGTGGGGATGACTCAACCACATTGGTGGTTGCGAGTGTCGAGAAGGATGAGGTGGTGCAAGTCTCGAGCCAGGATCCAATGGTGGATCGAGACTATGATGATAACCGCATTACGGATGTGTCAGCATATTTTGCCAAGCCAGTGCAGATATGGTCCGGAAGTTATCGGACATCCCATACTTGGGGTGAACAAATTTTTGCAATCGACCTGTGGGATGCCTTTAACACAGTTACGATGTGGAAGAACAAACTGCAAGGATTTTATAATTTCCGCGGCACTGCTGTGCTAAAATTGGTAGCGAATGCCAGCCCATTCCAATGCGGCTATCTAAGAATGAGCTTCTATCCATGTGAAAATATTATGGTAAAAGAAGCTAAGTCCCACGTCCAATATAGGGATTCCATTAGTCAGTTACCTGGTGTGTATATGGATTTGTCTCAAAATGAGGTAGTGTTTGAGGTTCCATATGTTGCTCCGACCCATTATATAGAGGTTGGTGCAACCTCACGGGTTTCATGGGGCAAGTTATATTTGCACGTCTTTGAAGTTTTGAGGACGGGCACGGGTGCCTCTGACGTGGGGTTGACATTGTGGATGTCTGTTAGGGACGCTGAGGTGACTGGACAAATAGTACCTCAATCAAGTGGGAGAAGGAGAAAAGCGCGTGGTAATGTGACCGATCGTGAGACAAATGGTGGCCTGGGTCCTATTAGTAGTATATTGGACTCGGGCATTACCCTGGCCAATCGTATTTCGGCAATACCATCTCTCACAAGTTTGGCAAAGCCGGCTGCCTGGGCCCTGACAGCGGCCAAGGGTGCTGCTAGCGCCTTAGGTTGGTCCAAACCGCTGGTGGACATGGAGGCAAGTCGGGTCGTGAATGATTATAACTGGTATAGTGTTAACTGTACGAGTGGCAGCACAGCACAGCCTATGTCCCTATTGTCAGACAATAAGTTGACCACAATTTACGATGCTGCAGATGGTGCTCAGGATGAAATGAGCATCAACTACATCAAAGTACGCACGTCATTTTGTGGTGGCTTTGCTTGGGACACGACCAACACGGCCGGTCAAGTGTTGCACTCAAGGCCCATTGGTCCCACGTTCTTCATTGGAGAATTCACTGATGCCAATGGGGCTGCCATAAGGACAATGCCACCCTTCACGTTCTTGGCCAGCTTATTTGCCCTGTGGCGTGGCTCTATTGAGGTCATTTTTAAAGTTATTAAGACTGGTTTTCATTCAGGAACGCTAGCATTCTCATGGCAGCCTGGGAAGAGCACTCCAGCAAGCATTTCAGCTGTTGATAGTGCTTATGTCTATCGGGTGGTTCTGGATATTCAACAGGGTGACGAGGTGTGTTTGAGACTACCCTACTTGTTGGCCCAGGATTACTGCGATTACTATGATGCCATAGGGAGGGTTTACGTGACCATCGTTAATCCCCTAGTGGCCCCCCCAACTGTTTCCAGTACCATTAATGTGACTATGTTCGTGAGGGGAGGGCCTGATATGGAATTCCAGTGGCCTATTAATCCCGCGTATGATCCAATATTGCCGCAAGGCTATGATGCTAACTCATCAGTTGGTGAGGTTGCTTGTTCTACAATGGGGGCAAATGATGTGGTGTATGATACACACCGAAGTCAGTTGTCCATCGGTGAGCATGTGACTTCCTTGCTACAGCTGATGAAAGCTGAATGGAACATGGCGTTGGATCCAGGACGCGACTCGGGTTATAATAACTTTGAAATGTTGGCCCATCGTTTTTACGCCAATGAGAGTGTGCCGACTGATGTTATCAGGGAACCTGTTTTCCAAGGCGATTACTTGTCACGCATTGCGTCCATGTATATATTCCATAGAGGCGCATTGAGATATCGTGTAATAGATGGGAGCCCCGGTGATTCGGCGTTTCACTCAAGATATAGGGCGGCCATTTTTGGTAAAAACGATTCTACAATTGTGTTTACGAATATTGGGCCAACCTTGGGAAGGGTGAGAGGTGATTACGCCGTAGGCACCAATCGAATAAACGCTAGGATATATCAATCCAACAGTAGTAATGGTGGCATTGCAGTACAGGTACCTTTTTACCATAGGTATCGATACTCGACATGCAGACTGTTATCTTTCTGGGGGGTTGATGATACTGTACATAATCCTTCCGTTGTGCTATGTGTGACTGGACCAACTGGGCGCAATTATTCGGTTGACAAGGCATGTAATGCCATTTTAATGCGTTCAGTAGCCGATGACTTCCAGTTCTCGTATTTTGTAGGGGTACCGCAGATGACCCCAGCAAGGTATGGTTAAAAATAATTAAAAATCTGCAAAAATGGTAAACAGCGTATGCTGGCCGTGGATCGCCCATAAGGGCGGGCTAGCTGCGCCTGGGCTATTAGCCCACGTCTTGATTCGAAGTAACAGGTTGTTACATCACGTGGGCTATAGCCAATAGCTCACAGGTGGTTTTCCTGTGAAAGTCTACGAGATGGTTGCCAAAGCGTTCGTTGGCTGTTAGATGTCTAATACTGAGTAGTGGTTATCAATTAATGGCCATGAAACGTGCTAGATTAGGCCAACTAGGTGTTTGGGATTCTAAAGTCTATTTGCTTTATTTGTTCTTAGCTGTTCGTTGCCTTCGTAGCGTAGGTCCGGGTATCAG